GGTACGCTTTTATTGTGGCAATTGTCCCATCAGGGTTCGGTGTGCCAATCAACTTTGTGATTTTTTTCCCTATTGGAGCACTTGTTAACGTGCTTAGAATGGCATCGTGGATTGATTCGCCAGCCCAGGTCACGCTAAAACACCTCTACCAACTTTTGTCCGTGCAAGCTTCTCAATGGTTATGGACATTGTGCGCATGCCGTACAAGTAGTCGGCGAGCAGTGGCGGAAGTTTGCCAAGCTCCAAAGTTATTTCAAGCGTCTGAGTCTTAGCGTCCACGCGGTACTCAACGGTTTCGATGCGGAAGTCAGAATCCACATTCTCGTTTGGCAATGTGACATGAATCTTATCTGCGGCGAGGGGGGGTGTGGTGCCATAGTCTATAACCGTGCTGGTTAAGGTGAGAGATTCTGCTGGATCTTTCAAGTAAGCACGCAAAGCTTCAGCTCTTAATTCACATTCGTTGTCGCTTGCAAGCTCCTCATCAGTCTCCGTGAGTTCACGTAAGCCATAGGCATTTTGGCTTCCAGTATCTTCAGATGTTCCAGTATAAGAGCAGTTTAGAAAACCGAAGTCGCCATCATACATATAGTATGATGCAGCGCCAATAGTGCATATTATAAGTTGAAGACCGCTTATTTGACTCCATTGAGGATTTCCAACCTTTGTCCAGATTCCGTTAGGGTTATGATTTGCATCATACATTTGGTTGGATCCCAAAGCCAATGAGATGAAACCCCATTGCAGAATGCAGTTACTTTCAAGAATCGATTTTATGTTTGCTTGGAAATAGTTTGAGCTGTCAGGAGCCCTCAATCTAATATAACCATAGCCTCCTCCCAAATTCCCCGGCATCCAAGCCCACACAACAAAAGTTTGAGGCTTACATAGAGCGTCGAACGTTCGGTAAATATTTCCTTCTACGCTTGCAGCCGCATCAACACGAAGGTTGTAACTTCCCTTCCGTTGTCTTCCAGATTCTAATGAGAGAGTTCCTGAAACTACTGTCCAACCATCCAATGATTCACTCCAAGAATCCAAGTTTGCTGGAAAATTTTTTCCTTGACAACCGTAAATTCTGATTCTATTTCTTATTCGCAGAATGTCTTTGCGGTATTCGCTAACCTCAACTTTCTCGGTTAGGCTTACAGGGCTTGTCTTGCTGTTCTTCGGGAAAAACTCAAACTTGCCATCAGGAGCCACACGAAAATCAAAGCCAATAACACCGTTTTTATCAGATGCCTCTGCAATGTATTTTATTATGTCCCAGACAGGTGTGTTTTCATATTCCAAGTGCGTGTAAGTGGTATCCGTGTTTTCCACTAATTCCGTGGTACCTCTAACATGACTTAAGCCAACATAGTAATCAAGCAAATCCTTAACGATGGCCTCTCCTTTCTGGTTATCATAACTTTTCGTGACTACTCTACGGAAAAGCTTCTCTCCCCAACACCTTCCGCTAACACGAAGATAATGTTCCGTCGATGTAGGAGATTCACATTGAACCTTTTCAACACGACAAGTTATAATCTGCGGAACATTCGTGCCTCTACCGATGCTTATGCTTCCATCCATACCCACGTTAATAGGTGAAGTCCCACCCGGGCTATACTTTTTGTTCCAGTTTTGAAGCAGAACCTCAAAGCTACCCACTTCTTTCGTGCAACCCAAATGTACTCTGCAGTCGATAACGTCTCCTTGAGGCGGAGTAACAGAACCAAAAACAACGGCCATCTTTGGAATTTCAACGCTCACTACTCAACACCTCTGCGATACATGGCTTGTTCTCCAGCTCGAGTTATGCCACGCGTACGCTCAGGTGTTTCGGCTGCGGTTGCATTGTACTCTTTCACGCTTGCAGTGGCAACGTTCATTTGACTTGCAAAAATCGAGACGGCAGCGGCAGCAGCAATGATTACGCCTATTCCAACGCCGGTCAAAGCCAGAAAAGTCGCGTGAGATATGTTTAAGGCGTTTTCAGCCATCGTTGCAATGTTGCAAGCAGCCGCATAAATCCCATAAGCAACTGAATGAGAAGTCTCGGCTACAGTAGCCCCCGTTTCCGTGGTAGTTTCAACGGCTAGAGCAGCAGTATGCCCAGTTGTCATAACCGTGAGAAAGTTGTACATTCGAGCAGCAGTCGAAACAATCATGATCATCAACATAATCGTACGCAGATACTTGCTTGTCTCCTTGTCAACAAGCCCAAAATCAGCAGCAAGCGTTGTAAGCTCCGTACCCATCATAGCAGTGCTTCGTATGCCACCGGCAACAGTGCGCAAGCTAACAGTTGCAGTTTCAGCTTCAGACGACATCTCCGTCAAGCTAGAGCCTGCAGCTTTAACATCAACGCCCATCTCCGTCGCGGCAACCCCAACACCATTAAGACTTTCTTGAATAGTTACGGCCTGAGCGCCAACCTCTGAAGCCATACGTGCCGCATCACTGCTGATAGCTTCAAACTCGGGCGTAGCCTCATTTACCGCTCGAATCGTAACCGCTATCTCGCCCATTGCGCTCATTCTGCACCTGCCTCCTCTGCAGCACGCTCCAAAGCCGCAGACACAATAAACATGAAGTTACTCGCATTCTCCGCCAAAGCCCGCGTCAAAAAGTAGCGGGGACTAATGTATCTTGTGCCAAGCTCCTGAAACAAAGCATAGGGCACCATGCACGCGACTTTGACAACCCACTTATAAATGATCTGAGCGTAAATCCCCGCTATCAAGCGACCAGTCCGCACCGGCGCCAACTCCTGAGCACGACGCACAACTGCTTGACCCGTCTGATTCAAAGCGTCTTGGACACAGTTCTGCATGGCTTCATCTAGTGCACGCATTTTAGCAGCAAAATCCTCAACGCCACTAAGCTCAACACGAAACTGGATACTCATTTTTTAACGGCGCCCCGACTCTCTCTTAGCCCTATCAATCTCTTCCTGCGTCTGTCGGTCCACTTCACCTAGAATAACGAGAAACTCTTGGATCTTCTTCGCTGGTGCGCGCTCTAAGTCATCGATTGTCCAACCAAACTCTTTGCATAACCTAAACTCTGTAAGGGACTTATGCGGAGTACCCCGCCTCATCGCCCTCAAGAGTTTTTTATTTCTTCAGGCGACAGCCCATTAAGACTGTTAACTGTTTTGGCAAATAACGTAGTTAGCTTTATGGGAACGCCCATTTCAGCATCTTCACTCAAAAGCTTTTCAAGAGTAATCGGCTTATTCTCCGGCTGCTCCTTTAAGCTCGCCCAAGTAATCTCTGCATCTATTGCGCCAACGTCTGAATCTATGACAGCGCCAGTTTGCGGATGATATTTCGTGTACTTTTTGATTATGCGAAGCCTTTTAATTCGAGTTATTTCTCGAAAGACATACTTTCCAGCGTATTCTTTACCATACCGCTCGTTAACTTCAACAGTTTCTGTTTCCATTTTCACCCACTTCCTATGTTATGCTCACGGTTTGAGCGAGAAACTTCAGCTTAACGCTTACGAGATCTTTGATTTTTGTCGTTGGATTGAACTCTTCCCACTTGCAATATGTAAATAGAGCTTGTTTTCCACCACTCAAGTTGAAGTTAAGGCTGAATTGAGAGTCAGCCAAGAGATCAGCCAGTGCCCAATCATTCTCAAACTCGAGCGTAAGCTCCCCACTCAGTTTTCGGTTGCGTTCGCGCAGATACTTCAGTAAAAGCCCTGTTCCGCCACTCTGGATTGTGTTCACAGCTTTCAAGTTGTTTTGAATCTCAAACTTCCAATCCGTGACATCTGTCAGATCGGCATAGGTTCCGCCGCCAGCAGCGCCCTTCTGCACTTTAGTATTAAAGAACGGGATTCCGCCTGGATAGTCGCCATAAGTTGCGCCTGTTGGTAGCGATGTTGACCTTGAGACGTTTCGACCGATTAACTCAACATCTGCCTTAACTATTTCATCAACTTTGCATGAGACGCTTACTTTGTCGATTTTGCAGCCGGTATGCATAAAGGCAATGACGTTTGTTGGGCTCGTAAATAAGCCTTTGTAGTAAGCCACTAGAACGCTCAGGCTGTTCAATGTCTGCACGTGCTGAATGAAATTGATGGGAGCAAGATCACTCAATGTGTGCGGAATCTTCAAGTCAACCTTTCTCATGCCAGCGACCAAGGCTTGAAGGTCTCTGCTGCCCACGCCCATAACCTCAATAAGCGATGGGGCTATCTTCGGCTCCGGACCCTCGTTGTTAATCCCTAACATCGTAGGATTCGTTGGTGTCTGTCCATACACTGATTCTTGCACGAAATAGACGCGGCACTCATGTGCGCCATATGTTTCTACACTCATGTTTTTTCACCTTTTTTTTAGAATACTCCTCCAATGTCCTCGAAGGACCATGATTTCAGAACAAACTCAGTTCTGAAAATGATGGGTTTAGTATCCACACGGTCAGCATCCCGAAAGCTTATAACATCGAGGTATGTGATTCCATTAACCATGACCGTGCAAGAAGCATAATCACAATATATTATAGCTGCTGTAGTTCCATTGCTTGGGTTTGTTGTTCTGGCCAGAAGCCAAACATAACCGCTATCATCAATATAATCGGTAATGCTCGTAGTAAGTGTGATAGTGATTGTTTCGTCTGCTCCGCCCGTTCCAGTTTGAGCGTTTTGCCAAGCACTTGCGACGTGATTCCAAACTTTTATGGTAATCCCGTTTTCTATTTCTGGAACTTGCCAAAAATAAACTTCTCTAAGACAGTTAGGAATAGATGAACCAACATTAGGGTTGTAGCCTCTAATTCGCATTTGAGTAACTAAACCCTGTCCGAAACTGAACTCGTTCCATCCATTCTCAGTAAAATCGCCTTCAAAAACATGCACCCATGCGCCGTCACGGTAAACGTCAATGTCAATAGGACTAAACCCTGGCAAAGCAAAAAGGGAAAGATAGGCTTTAAGTTTATTACATTGAATTCCACTTGCCAAAGTCAAATATAAGAATGAAGACCAGCTCTCTCCAGGAATTTCGCACCAAGGACTAGTAGTTATTAACGTATCATAGGCTAAGTTTTCGTAATCCCAAAAGCTGTCAGGGTCAGAAAAGCCATCTGGGCTGACCCATCTCCCTGGAGCCGTTTCATGACCCGTTGCATAACCCTCGAAGGTCAGCATAATGTTCTTAACAGATTGCTCCCTTGGGCCTAATTTGAAACGGAAAAGCATCATCGCATACTGAAGGTTCACCGACGTGCTCTTGCTATAGTCAACGCTGTCTGGATGCCAAATCTTCTGATAATCCAAATTTGAAAGCTCAGCCCAACCTGAATCACTCGGCACAAGCTCGGTTGCAGCTGCACCTGAAAACGCTTTATGCGGGTCGCCAGACGGATAACCCAGCCCAGAAAAATCGTAAAACGCCTGATTTGGAGTCTTCATGTTTTGGCGGACAACACGGTTAACTTCCTCAACGATCTTCTGCCGCATTGTTCTGCCCGGGTCAGACGTCTGAGGTCTATCTGTAGCCCAAATATTAACTCGAAGTCTCCCTATGCGTCTGCGTATTCTACCAGAGATCTCGAGTTTCTCATCTTGACTCTGAGCTAAACCCACGCTTATCTGCGCATCATAATTCTTGAAAAGCTCTCGATCATACCATTCTTTGCTGACGTAGATTGTGGCTATCGAGTTGTCGTCTTTGATTACTTGAATTTTCTTGCCTAGAAGCCTAATTATTGTTGTTACAGGGTCCTCGTACGCGCTCATTGAGTGATCAACTTCCTGCAGACGCTCTTGTAAACTTGAGGATCACCGTTCAAGTCATAAACCGACACTGTAATAACTTCATAGTCGACGCCTGCACGCCTTATCTTGTCATGCACACGCACTGGCAAAAAGCTGTAAATCGTAATATGGTCCTCAGTAATGTAGCCAGGCTCCAAGACAATCTCGCCCACTGCGCCCAAAGTCACCAAGCCCAATAGATTAAGCGGTGATCCCCATGTCACTTGGTCAGCCGCTTGCTGAATAGGGTACAGAAGCAGACTTTCGCCGTTGACGCTTAGAATGTGCGTTATCTCTGTTGAAGGGTCCTGATAAGCAAGGAATAGCTGCGCAAGCCAGGTTACGTTTGTCATGGCCTTCTGCAGCGTTATCGGCGAATAATCAGTGAATTGTGGTCCCCAGTACATCCACTGCGTTTGATATTGATTGATGATTTGCATGCTTAATGCGTAAGCTGGCCTGTCATGGGCTGCACGGATCTTACATAATATTCCGCTCGTGACTGCATCGTAATAGGCACACGCTGGAAAACGAGTTACGACATCAAGGTATCCTGGCCAACAAATCGCTGGGTTATAGGCTGGGTACTGCGCTGAAGCTCGAATCGTCTCGATGAAACTGTACACTCTTTGGCAAGAGGTGCTCCAGCCTTCATAAGTGTAAAGCCCTAGTAACGCGAAGCTGATAGGATCATCATAAACCTGAGTTTCACCCAAGCCGACACGATGCCAATTCCCATCGCCCGTGGGCTTGGGGTCAAAGTATAAGAAAAGATTCTCAAGCCCGTTGCGCAAGAACTTTGCAGCATCGCTCATCGTGATACCATAGCTCAATGCATTAGGCACATCATAAGTAGAACCAAGCATATCTAAACCGATTAAACAGTAAAGGCATTCAACATCCATCAGTCGACTCCAATTATCGTTAATGTCAACGTACCTCGCAAAACCTCCGTAATACTTATCATGAATGCCCAGAATGCTTGGTAGAATCTGCATATTATACAGGAAAGTATGACCAGCAAGGACCGCAGCCGTAAGATAGCTGCTTGTGCCAGCTAGACTATAGGCTTCAAGGAGTGCAGGGATACATCTTCCAGCGTCGATGCTGTAATACTGTGTGCTGCCGATAGCGCTTGCAAACCCACCGTAAGCTTTCTTCGTGTTATCTGTGCACTGCTGACTAACAATAAAGTCTGCAAGGCTTCTAATCTTCGCCAGGATATCAGCTTGATTTGCGCTAAACTGTGCTGCGGTATAAGCCTGACACAGAAAGTCGATTGCGAAGGCTGCTGGAAAGACTCCTTTTCCATAAGCAGGGTCTGGACCTTCAACCACGCCACCGTTAGCCACGTGATACGTGTAAGCGAGATTGTTCTGCATAGTCACGACGTTACTGTTAACGCTAGCTACAATGTTCCATTCGCTATTACTTTTATCGTAGATCTGCACTGGATATCCGCTTTGAAACTTGGTGCCATCCGCAACAGTTACATTTTTCTGGCCTGAAGGGGCATCCGCTGTTATGGCTGTGGGTATAACGTAGAAGTACGGGGCGTAATGCATTATGAAATCGTAATAGCTTTGTGGAACGTTCACTTTTCCATCAGCTCATTTATCAACTTTTTAATCTCGCAATGAGTGCAAACGGAATAATCGGTAACAGAACACTTTTCGCACACAAGCTTGCTGAGCCTCTTAAGCTTCTCAATCATCAAACAGCTTTCCCGCCCTCAGAAAAGCTCCAAGATGTTAGAGGCCTCAGCTTGGCGTGACCACTTCAACATCGTAACCATCATTGATAAGCTGCTGCATCTCAGCGCTTGTTAAAACTTGCTTTACGCCATTCACTTTTGCAACGATATAGTTGCCTTTGCCTAAGACTTTACTCATGGATTCACTAACCCGCCGCGGTACGTGGGAACTTCATCCTTAGCTGAAGCTTCAGCTGCAATAACGGGAGTTGCAAAATTCATGAGCATTCTAACAAGATCATCCTTAAAGCTCTGAGCTGCATTCTGAAAGGCTACTCTGCCGATCGTAGCCTTGGTAATGAAAAGATCGCCTAAACGATAATCAAAGGCGCCGAGCAGCATGCCTCCGCTAGCAGCCACGAGAATGCGAAGGCAAGCTAGGTTTATGGCAGCCATCTTAGCCCAGTTATAACGTGGATCCGTGGTTTGCAGGTCTTGACCTACAATAGAGTTAACGTAAAGATTTGCAAAATCAACGTGTGCCAGAAAGGATGCTTGAGAGACGGGTAAACCGAAAACCGTGTATGTTAAGCTTGAAGAGTCATAACTTGCGTTAAGATGACTCTGAATATCCGTGTAACTCACATATTGAACGGTCAAATCATCTACCTACTTTTCTCCCATGAGAAAAATTTATGCGACTAAAAAGGGGGAGTTTTTTATGGTTTATATGCAGGCTTCTGACTATGGCGTTGGAGGCGGGCCAGTTGCTGAAGTCTGCACTTTTTGACGATCCAGCCAGTCGGCATACTCGTTTGTTACGAACATTAGTATGGAAGCTCCGAAAACTATGCCTGCCACTTCCACTGGAGTCAAAGTAAGCCAGCCCAGTCCATAAGCGATCCCAGCGATAACGAATATGCCCAGTCCAAAGTATATGCCGAAAGTAATGCCCACCAAGAACCCGTTTGTTATGCAGAACATTAAGCCATAGTTGTGTGACTCTTTTATCCATTTACCGTATTCCCAGCTAATGCCAGTCAAGATACCATTCCCGAACACGAGACCAGCGATTACCGTTGGTGTAAGTGCAGCAGGAATGAAACCTAGACCATAAGCATTTGAAGCCAGAACGAATATGGCAACGCCGAAGAGTAAGCCAAGAGTTATGCCGTAGAGTAGGCCTTTCGTCAAGTTGAATTGTAATGGCATTTTTCTTTATTCACCTCCATGAGGCGTTATATTATTCGCCGAGTTTTAGCGTCGCTCGCCACACGCTTGTGCGGATCAAAATTTGACTACACGCACGAAAGCCCTCGGCAAGTGGGCAAAAATGTGGAAAGAAAGAAAATATGGAAAATTCCGCAATTTAGCTTGCAGCTAACCCAGTTACTTTGAAGATTGCTTCTCCACAAGTTATTACGGGTGCGTACCTCGTTGTCAGCGTGACGTCGACGCAGTCGAACTCTTTCTTGATCTCCAAATCCGTCATCAAAGGTCGCTTGATAACGAAAAATCCGAGGGGCGCATAGGCAGCGCTTAGGTTGGCGCCTGTGCTCAAGATATATGCGGTTCCTACAGGAACAACCGTGCTAACGTAAGTTGACAGGCCATAAATCGTGCCAAGCATACCCGTCTGGATGACTGGTTCGCCGTACTGAAGGTGTAAACTGAATTGAGGCAAATATAAAACGTCTCTCGCGTTCACGGGATTCAGAAGAATGGAGTCAGGGATGAAGTTGTATGATTCGATTTTTGCTTTAGCCTTCAAAATGTCCTTTGTGCCGAGTCCGCCTGAGATGGTGAATTCGGTTCCTGTGGCTCCAAGGCTTACGCCAGTTCCTGCTGAACTGCTTGCAGCAGCCGAATCAATGACGGTCATGCAGTCTTTGTCGATTGTGTAGGCCATACGCCTCGCCAAACGGCGAAGCTGATCCTCGATGACAGGAATGTACAAGTCCTCAATGTTCTCTCGGCTGATACGCTCTCTCAAGCCCTTCTTGTATGGAGTTACTGTCACAGTCGTATAAGGCGTAAAGTCCATGCTGATTTCTGCTCCCTCGCTGATTTCCAGTATTGCTGCTGCACGGCTGCCAGACTGCTTAACGAATGTGGCTGTTTTGCCGGCTACAAGCGGAAATTCTGGGAAAAGCTTCTTGACGACGAGTGCGGGCATGGTCAATTCGACGATTTTCTTGTGCAGCGCTGGATACTGGACGGCTCCTGTGTCAACCCATGAAAGTGCGTCTCTTACAAAAGCCATTCAAAATCACCTTTTACCAAAGAAGGATAACGCCGGTTCCACCGCTTGCGATTGCTTCAACAGCCATGCCTATAATAGTCGTGTTTTTGTTCGCGTTATCCGTTTTTACCATTCCGCCGGAAGCAGCATTTGTGAGTTGATCTCCTGCGGCGACCGCGAGATTTGCTACTGCCCTGGCTATGCCTCGGCAAACAATAGTTACTTTTGCACCGTTTGCAGCATTAGTTAAACATATACCGACGATTTTTAGGCTGTTAAGTGCTGTGGGTTTTTTAACTGTCCATGCGGCTGAAAGCTCTACAATTTGACCAATTGAAAGAGCTTCACCTGCGGTCATAGTGATTATGTAGCGGTCTGATATGAGCGGTGTTGTTCCTTCATAAATTGGTGTTGCCATTCTAAATCACCTTTTCATTGAAAACCTGTGAGTTTCTTGTGTGCTTTGAGCAAGTCTTTAAACCAGTCGTAGTTCCCCAGTGCATCACGCTGTATCTCGTCCACAGCGACTATGCCCTTGCCGCTTGCACGTTTAGCCTCAGACTCAGCCTTTGGAACCTTTGCTTCCTCTTCGCCCTCTTCTTCGCCTTCCTCTTCGGGCGCTGCCTCTTCCTCTCTGAGTTTTTTCGTGAGCTCGCTTATTTTCTTGCTTAGAGTGCTTTTCTTGACTCTTTTGCCGATTTCTGCCTCTAACGCCCTGTATTTCGATTCTAAAGCTTCAATTTCAGCTTCCGACGCAGATGGCGTTTCTCTGATTTTCTTTTCAAGCTGCGTTAACTGCTGCATGAAATCTTCATATGTGACCTGTTTGGGTGCTGTCTCTCCTGGTGCGACGTTTACGACTCCTTGCGCCTGATGTGGAGAAGCTTTAACGTCTGCTTTCTCAGACATTGGCTTCACCTCTTTTGCTTCTAACTTTTTGTTTTCAGGTTCTTGCAGCTCTCGCTTAGAACCCACATCATCACTTTTATCGAGTGACTGCGAATTTGTAACGGATTTTATGATAGCATCCCATTGAGAATCATTCATGGCAGCGAAAAAGCCCACGGGCTGAAACTCCGTTGTCTTATAGGCTGGGCTTGCTACGATGCTTAACTCTCGGACAACGGGTTTGTGGACAATTTCCCATGCTCCAGGGCACAAGTGGATGAGCATGCCTTCTTTACGTGTGGGCCTTTTACACTTGCTACACTCAACGTCTTCGCTGTCAACTTGAACACTGACATGCGTCACGTAGTTGCGAAGGATTTTCTCGATAAGTTTCTCTTCGCCAACCTCAGCACGGAATAATATGCGGTCTCCTTCGCGTTTAGCCTCAGAAACTTTGCCCACAACCATTAGCGCGCTTTCAGCATGGTCAACGCGGAGTTGTGCTCCAACAAGGCTTTGGACAACAAAGTCTAAGTCTTCGCTTGGAACCTGCCACTTGTTAGCGTTAACGCTTGTGTCGATGGCTACGCCTTCAATGTTGATCAGTTTCTCCTTTAGGGCGTACTCTGCCGAAACGCCTTCCTGAGCCTTAAAAGGCACAAAATAACGAAGTTGCATCTTGACCAAAACCCTTATTTTTTTTAATTACTACTTTTCAAATGATTGAAATGAAATGGAGTAAAGGAACATATTATTACGAAAAATGCGTTATTTGTGGTCGTCGCATTAGAGTACCGAACGACGAAAGTTTTTACCCAACAAATTACCGTTATGACAATTACGTTTTAAAGAGTGGGCCAGTTACTGCACTTCAGGCCGGATATATTTGCGGTGGATGCCTAAAGAAACCTGTATCTCAAAGGGTTGTTCAAACACCTTAAACAGTTGGAACACGCTTGCCAGAAGTTTTGTAAAGTGCTTCTTGCCAAGCCCTAAACGATTGCCAATCTTCAAGCATGCTTTTCTTTTCGCTTTTTGGCGTGTATCCTTCGCATCCTGGAACACTGCATTTTGGATGTTCCATACCAAGTTCCTTATAATGTCGAAGAAGATGGGCATGGGCTTCTTTCTGCTGGGCTTTAGAGAGGTTTGTGTGTGTCACGCGAGCCATGGCATTTCGCAGGTGTGGAAGATCGATTTTTCCGCTGCTATCATGATGCGGCAAATTACGGTTTGTCCTCGGAACCGTTTTTCCTTCTTCTTTTTCGCCTTTAATGATGTATGCGAATGCGGAATCTGGTAGGTCATTGATGTATGCTGTATCCCATTCTTTCGCGTAGAAACTCATTTTTGATCACTCTGAAACGTTTGAAATCTCAACATAAGCGTTAACGAATCTACGGCGCCACTCATCCCATGCCCTAAAATCAAGTAAAGTTCGAATCTGACCCTTCAAGTGAGTATCAAGCCACTGACGGACCTGCTCACGAGTCTTAAACCACTCCTTCTCAAACATGTAATTCTGAATCTCCCAACGATCCGAACCCTTCACTTTTCCAAGCGTGATCTTGACGCCTTTCCCAAGCTCCTTAACCCTGAATTTATCAAACTTCCCAGGATCGGCGACTCGATATCGCCAGACCGTTTTAGCTTCCTCAAGCCCAGGCATGCTCTTTCAACCAGCGATTTTAGGCAAAAACTCGGAGACAGGAGTTCGCTTCTTGCACTTAGGACATTCATACGCAACAATTACTATGTGTGTGACAATAAGCGTAACAGGGCTTAGACTTCCACAAGTGCAACCTTCTTCATGAAATTTTCTCGACATTAATTACTCAACCACTCGCAAATCGTAAGCATACGCTTCAGAATCTGCGCCTTTATTTTTGCGTGGGGACGTTTATTATCGATGAAAAGTACGTATGTTTGACAATCCTGCGGCATCACTATGCGCATCTTGCTGTTGTAATGATACTTGTTCTTATCCATTTTACCATAAAAAAACCGTCTGACGCGACAAAATAGGCAAGTGAAATGTGGTCTACTCATCCGGTTTGAATAGCCACACAAACTGTGACAGGGCATGCGGATCCGAATCTTCAATTTTTTACTCCTCGCTCTGTAACGCCTCAACAACACCGTTCACAGTCTTATCGACAGCCTTGCTGGTTTCGCTCTTGGGCTTGGCAGGAGGAAGCATGTTTTCAGCTGCTAACGCTTCATCAGTAGGCTGCTCTGGATAGCCTAATTGTGGCCGAGCTTCACTTCGCAGAATAATGTTCTTGTCCACAAGATCACTGATGAACTTGGCTTTAACATCAAGTGTGGGCTCCCATATCGGACGCCATTTTGCAGCTGGAATCTCCACGTTCTTTCCAAATTTTGCCTCAACAAGCTGTTTGAACAGCATAGTTTCAAGAGTATCCCCTATGAGCTCCTGTAGCATCCTCAAGCGCGTAACATATTCTTGCATGACAATCTCTGCGGTCGCACGGTTCGTTCCTTCGCTTTCACCCAAGAAGATTTTTGGAACGCCTAGAACCGCTTCGCGCTGTTTGT